CAAACAGAATGAACTACATTGATAGAATTAAAGCAGCGCTAGGCTTTAACCAAAAAGATTCCACTTATTTAAACGCGGTTTTCCCTTACTTAGGAAACAACGTTATTTGGACCGCACCAACAACGCAAAATTTTATCGAAAAAGGTCTATACCTTAACTCTGACCTTTACGCAATTATCAACTTAATCATTAACAAGGTAAGCACCGCGCCAATTGTTGTTTATGAAGTAAAGGACCAAAAGGCTTTAAATTATTACAAGTCAATGAGTCGCAATTTTGACAACTCAGGCGCTAAATTCCAAGCCGAAAGATTAAAGACAAAGGCACTTGAAGAGGTCCACATTCCTGAATTGGAAAAGTTATTTAAAAAGCCAAACGAATTTCAAACTTGGGATAACCTTTTAAAGGAAATTGCGGCATTTCGTCTAATTACTGGCAACGCCTACATCTACGGCGCTAGACGTGGCGAGCAACCAAACGCGCCAATTATTGCCTTGTATTCTTTGCCAGCGCAATACATGGAAATAATCAGCGGTGGATTAAACCAACCGATTAAAGAATATCGATTAACCTATAACGGTTACGAGCGCATCGATGCCAAGAATGTTGGCCACCTAAAAAACATTAATTTAAGTTACACGGCTGGCACGGCTAACCATCTTTATGGCGCCTCACCTTTGCGGTCCGCGGTTCGCGATCTAACCACGTCTAACGATGGTAAGCAAGCGCTTTTGTCTATGCTGCAAAACATGGGTGCGCGCGGTATCTTAACAGGCGATGGAACTGTAAACATTACACGCGAGCAAGCGCAAGGCCTAAAAGAGGATTACGCAAGCAATTACCAGGGCGCAAACAGAGCAGGCGACGTAATTATTACGCCAGCGAAATTGTCTTGGGTGCAAATGGGAATGAACGCGGTGGATATGTCAATTATTGACACTCAGAAAGTAATTTTAAGGTCGCTTTGCCGCGTTTATGGCGTCGATGCTAAGTTACTTGGCGATACTGAGGCCAGCACCTTTAACAATACCGAAACGGCTTACAAGGCCTTAATTAATAACGTTGTCCGTCCTTTGCATATTGAAATTAGGGACGTGCTAAACAACTGGCTTTTGTCCTCATATGGTAACAAAAATCTGTTTTTGGATTTTGATTATATGGCTTATCCTGAGATGCAAGACGACATGGATAAGTTGGTTGGCCAATTGTCTCAGGCTTGGTGGTTGACTCCAAACGAAAAGCGCGCAGCCATGAATTACGGCGAGTTTGACAACACATTGATGGAACAACCATTTATTCCGCAAGGTTTAATGACTTTGTCCGAGTTTTCCGAGCAACCTATTGACGACGTAGACAACTTGGGAGATTATGCCCAATCCAACTAAAAAAGATTTAGCGCTTGCAAAGCAATTGGATGCATTGCAAAGACGTTACGAGAAGCGGTACGAAAAGCAGATTTACACGGCTTTAAAAAAGCAAATGCAGCCATATTTGGATGCTATTAAAGAGGCGCCAGGTAATTTAAACGAGTTTGACCTAATTAGTCCAGCGCCTTTGGCCGATACGCTAGAAAGCCTTTACGTTGTGGCTGGCACGGCATACGCTGACGCAATGTATAATGCAATACAACCGCCAACAAAAGCAACTAAAGAAGCATTACGCGCTGGCTGGCGTGACTTTATGCGCCTATTTGCAGTCAGAAACTTGCCGCAAACGTTAATAGAAATCAACAGAACAAGCCAAAAGATAATCCGAAACATTGTTTTAGGCGGATTAAACGAGGGCCTTGGAGCGCTAGAAATTGCCCGAAATATTGAGCAATCAGTTTCGGTAATATTTAGAAACAGAGCCAAATTAATTGCACGCACGGAAATGGTAACCGCCACCAACGTGGCTGCTATGGAGTCTTCTAAAACGTCGGATTTCATGTACGAAAAGAAATGGATACCAGCGACCGACACGCGCACGCGTCCAGATCATGCAGAAATGAGGTCAAAGCCTTGGATTCCATTTGACGAAAACTTTATTGTTGGCGGCGTACAAATGGGCCAACCAGGTGACGCCTCAAAAGGTGCTGGCGCCGATCAAATATGTAATTGCCGCTGCAAGGTTGTTTTTAGAATAATGCGAGACGTTGACGGCTTACCGATGCGCAAATGATTGCTTACGTTATCAACTTAGATCACCGCAAAGACAAATGGAGGTCGTCAATGAATGAGTTGGCGCCTCATTTTAATTTGGAACGAGTAAGCGCAATTAAACACGAATGGGGCTGGCTTGGATTAGCGCAAACGTTTAAAAAAATATTTCAAGAATGCGAGGGCGACGTTTTGATATTTGAAGACGATGCAACGTACCGAGGTTGGGCAACTAATTTACAAGACGCAATTAATGACTTGCCCGCTGGATGGGATATGTTAATGCTTGGGGCTAATATAAAAGATTCAAGAATTGACCGAATAAGTAAGCGATTGGTTAGGACGTACGGCGCTTGGACCACGCACGCAATACTCTACTCGCATCGCTTTGCAAAGGAAATGGCAGAATTGGATTTGGACGTGCCAATTGACGAACATTTTAGGACAAAAGTCCATCCACGGGGCAACAGTTATATTTGCGTGCCGTTCCTTTCATTTCAGCGCCCAAGCGAAAGCGATATTGAGGGCAATTATAAAAATTATACAAGCCTTTTCGAAGAAAGCGAAGCCAAAGCAATGCATTTCATTAATCAATAATTTATTGGTTTGCTTTTTTTTTCTAGCCTTTTATTTTTACAAAAAATGACGCAATGATTTACAAGAATATAAGCCAAGGAATAATTGAAGACGTTGACGATGTTAAAGGCATCGTGACTGGTTATTTTTCGGCGTTCAATAACATAGATTCTGACGGCGACGTTATCGTTTCGGGCGCCTACAAAAAGACCGTTGCAGAAAATGGACCAATGGGCCGTAACAGAATTATGCACCTTTTGCAACATAACCCTTTAATGCCATTGGGTAAGCCTACGGAATTAATGGAAGACGCAAAAGGATTGCGCTTTACCTCTAAAATTACCGAGACCAGTTACGGAAAAGACGTAATTAAACTTTATGCAGAGGGCGTTTTTAACGAGCATTCTGTTGGGTTTGAAATTATTAAGGCCGACAATAAGGCTGGTTATAGAGAAATTAGAGAAATAAAACTTTGGGAGGGTTCAACCGTAACTTGGGGAGCCAATCCAAATACGCCAATTGAGTCGATGAAATCATGGGACAAGCCAAAAAGCGAAGAGATGTTGGCTAAGTTTTGCAACATTTTGCGCAATGGCGACCTTTCTGATGAATCAATGATCCAGTTGGAAATAGGATTAAAACAACTTGAAAACCATCTTAAGGCATTGCAAGCAGTCGAAATTGTGGAATCCGAGGCAACTCAATTCAAAAGCAACGAAGACCCGTCCATTGCGATGGCTTTGGAATTTGAATATTACCAAAAACTTAAAAAATTTATTTAAAACAAAATGGAAGCAATTAAATCTCAATTGGATTCAGTACTTGCCAAATTGGAAAGCAACGAAGCGTTAATTTCCGACGTTAAGGCAATGAAAGAAGCGGGCGAAGAATTCAGAAAGTCACTTTCTGCTGAAACCGCAAAACTAAATGAAAAAGCAGACGCGCTACAGGCTCAACTTGACGGCGTAGACGCTAGAACTCAGGCTGGTTTCGCTAGCGCTGCAAAAGGTTACTCTTTCTCTAGCGAACTAGAAAAAGCGTTTGCATCTGACGCATTCGGAAACTACAAAAGCGGAAACGCTAACAAGGTAAAACTTGATCTTGAATTGAAAGGCGGCGACATGACAATTGGTAACTCTTATACTGGCGAAGTTATCCCAGCCGAGAGAGTTCCTGATTTGAAGTTTACTCCTAACCGTAAGGTTAACGTTCGTCAATTGTTGCCAGTTGGACAAACCTCTTCTAACCTAATCCGTTTCGTTCGCGAGTCTGCTTACGACAACGCTGCGGCTCCAACTGCACAGGGACAACCTAAGCCTCAGTCCGATTTCGATTTGACTGCGGTAGATCGTTCCATCCGTACAATCCCAACTTTTATGAGATTGACTAAAGAAATGTTGGACGATACCCCAGGACTTATCGCTTACCTTTCTAGCCGTGCGCCTAGCAAATTGTTGAACGTAGAAGATACCCAACTTTTGTACGGAAGCGGTATTGGTCAGAACTTAAACGGTTTTGCAACTGACGGCTCTGCTTGGACAACTGTTAAATTTGGAACTCTAATTAACAGATTTGACGTACTTGCTGCAGCGGTTGTTCAAACTACCAAAAACGAGTATTCCCCTAACGCAATCATGATTAACCCAAGCGATTACCTTAGCCTAGTATCTACTAAGGAAACCGCTGGCGCTTACATTTTGCCTTCTTACGTTACAATGACTAGCGGACAAATGTTTATCATGGGCGTTCCAGTTTACGCAATTAATGGCGTTGTTGCTGGCGATTTCTTTGTTGGTGACTTTGCGCTTGGTTCTCAGTTGTTCGTTCGTCAGGGCATCACGCTTGAATTCTTTGAGCAAGACGCTGACAACGTAACTAAGAACTTTGTTACTGTACGCGTTGAAGAAAGAATTGCACTTGCAGTTTACACTACTCAATCAATCGTTTACGGATCATTTGCAGCCGCTTTGGCTAACGGCTCCGCAGTATAAGTAAAATAGGTGTTTAGTTTGATTAAGGCCCCGACAAATCGTCGGGGCTTTTTTTTATTTATCTAAAAATCAATACCTTTCAACGAATCAAAAATAAAAAACATGAATATCGTTTTTTTTGTACACGCTTGGGCGGGAACCCATAACTCGGGCGCCGAGTGGACCGTTCAGCATTACGCCAAATATTTCCATCAAAGAGGGTGCAATATTGAGGTGATTTTACCCGAGGGCCAAATTTATCCCGACGGCGAAAAGTTTAGTTTTATCAAGTTTATTACTGGCTATTATTCAAACGACTTTTTTCTAGCCTTACAAAATGCAAGCGTAATATTTACGCATTTGGATAATACAGGCGTTGCAATTAATTGGGCTAAACAATTTAAAAAGCAACTAATTTTTTTAAGTCACAACGATTCAGATTATAGAAACGTGCGATTTAAAGCGCAAAACATTCATGTAGTTTACAACAATAAAGCAAACGAAAAGAATGTACAAAACGGGGCTTACCCAAATGCGTCGATTGTTTGCAAGCCTCCCATTTTTCCCGAGGACGTAAAGTACAATCGCAAGCATGGACAATATATTACCCTAATTAATTGCAATGAAAATAAGGGCGGCCAAATATTAATCGAACTGGCAAAACGATTGCCAAAGCGTAAATTTCTTGGCGTGCTTGGTAGTTATGGCGAGCAAATTATGGACGACACGCTGAAAAATCTTAAGTACGTTGCGCAAACGCCTGACGTGCATTTAATTTATGGCAAAACAAACATTGTGCTTGTCCCCTCGTTTTACGAGTCCTATGGACGTGTAGGTTTGGAGGCGGCTATTAATCGACTGCCAGTAATTTGCACTCCAACAGACGGCTTAAAGGAATGTCTTGGCGCCGCTGGGCTTTACTTTGACCGCAACGACTTAGACGGCATGGCTGCAAAAATCGAGGAGTTAATGAGTGACGAGATACTTTACGATTTTCACCAAAACATAATGCGCAACCTTGCCGATGAGCGCCTTAAATACCAGGACCAAGAATTAGAAAGATTTTATACTTTTATCGTTGACAAAGCAAAGAAACAATACAATGAGTGAATTACTATATACGCCAAGCAATGGCAGTTTTACAGGATATGCCGTACAACTAAGCACGGGAGCCGTGACCGAACCAGTTACGTTGGCAGAGGCGAAAGAATACGCGCGAATTGACGGATTTAACGAGGACACGCTAATTACTAGCCTAATCAAAATGGCTCGCGTTCATTGCGAGTCGTACATGGGTAAAAGTATTGTTTTAAAAACCGTAACGATTGACTCGTTTACGTTCCCTTATCAATTCCAAATGCCGTATGGTCCTCTAACAAATGAGGCAAATATTTCTAAATGCGTAACAATCGACGAGAACAACGTTGAAACGCCTTTGCAGTATCGTGTTAATGCTGGCTTGTTCCCTAAGTTGTTTATTCTTGGCGGCGCTCAGTCGTATAAATTTAAACTAGTTTATTCTGCTGGATTTACAACAGTTCCTGAGGACATTAAATTGGCCATTAAAATGATGGTAAACACGCTTTACGAACGCCGCGAGGACGTGATTGTTGGAACAATTGTTGCCGATTTCCCTTTGGGCGTTAAAGCCTTGTTAATGCCCTATAAGACTTACAACTGGTTTGGCGCATGAGAACCAATAACGAACTTAAAGCGGGCGACTTACGCGAACGAATTTCGTTTTTTAATCCAAGCCTTTTTGGCGATGGTTACGGCGGCTTTTATTCGCAACAGACGCTTACTTATACTTGCTGGGCAAAGGTCACAAACCTAAGCGGCCAGCGTCAAAATAGCGAGGATCAAATGGTTATTAAAAACCAATGGGAGGTAATTATTAGAGACAATCCGCTGGTTACAATTACAAAGTCAATGCATATAAACTACGCTGGCAGAACGCTGGTAATTAGCGAAATTATTGACGTCCTGGAATACGACCGAATGATTAAATTTATTGCAATTGAACGCGACTAAATGTTAAGCATTGAATTCAACAAGCAAAGCCTAAACGCCTTTTATAAGTATCTTAAAGACTTAGAGGGCAAAGTTTCCGACTATGTGCGCGCGGAAATCGAAGACTCTATGCTTGCAATTGAAAGCGAAGCGGCAAGCAATGTGGCGGTCGATACTGGCGCCCTAAAAAATAGCATTCAATCAACGCCAATAAAAGTAAGCAAAAACCAGGTAACTGGCGGCGTTGAGGTTGGTGCCTCTTATGCGCCTTACGTTGAATTTGGAACTGGAACAAAAGTAAAGGTGCCAAGCGAATTGAGCAATTTTGCGCAGCAATACAAAGGCGCTGGAATTAAAGAAGTAAACTTGCCAGCAAGACCGTTTTTTTATCCTGAGGTATACAAGCAACGCAACGAATTGCCAAAGAAAATTGAGCGCACGTTAACGACATTAATGAATAAAAAGCAATGAGAAATATTAAACTATTTGTGCGCAAGGCTTACTGGACGGCTTTAAACAATACAATCACCTATAAAGGCGGACAAATTCCATGTTACGACACGTTTGCGCCTGACGAGGCGGCATTTCCATACATTTTAATAGGAAATCAAACGCAAGAAGACGATAAAGACAACCAGGAGTTTAACTATATAACCACAATAACTTTGGACGTTGTAACGGGCGGAATTGCCCCATTTGGACGAATAGACGCCGACACAATAGCAGACGGAATTTTGCAAATCGTTTGCCGTTATCCTGAAAACTATTTACCGCTAGACGTTGGCAAAATTGTAACTGCTAAACTTGTTCAACAAACTAGCCTTTCAAGTATTACCGACACAAACATTGTGCATCGGGAAATTTTAACGATTGAAAATTGGATTGATGGCTAAGGTTAACGGCTCCGCTTTATTTGTAACTGTTGGACTTGACCGCGTGGCCAAGTCTACGGCCTACAATTTATCAGCGGAAATGAGCCAGTTGGATAAAACCAGCAACGAATCGGGCTTTTTTACAGATCACGTTTCGCGTCTTGGGTCTTGGTCATTGTCTAGCGATTCGCTTTACATTCAAGACGGCTTTTCTTTTGGCGATTTATACAACGCTTACATTAACCGCGAGCGCATTTATTTATCGGCTGGACAGGACGACAATTTAACATTTATTGGCTTGGCAACGATTGAATCGTTGAGCCAATCGGCGCCAATGGAACAATCCGCAAGCATTACGGCTACCTTTAAAGGCGTTGGCGGACTTTATCCAACCATTTTACCAGCCGAACGATTTATTATCGACGAACTATTCGAAATAATTATAGACCAAGACGGAAACTTTTTGGTTTATACTTAAATTTTATTGTATTGCATTTTTTGCAAGTCCTTTTATTTTTAAAAAAAAATAGAATTAACTCTCTAAAAATATGGCTACACTTGGCAAATTTAACGGCACGCTACTAAACGTTTACCTAAATAACGTAATGATTGGTTGCGCAACATCTTCTGAACTTTCTGTAAACGTTGACCTTGCAGATGCAACTTGCAAAGACGACGGCGGATGGGCCGACCACATTGCTGGTCTTCGCGATTGGTCTATTTCAACCGACGGATTGGTTGCTTTTGACGATACCAACAACGTTGGCGACATTTACACGCTTTTGAGCGGTCGAAGTGTTGTGGCTTTGAAATTCACTACCAACGTGACTGGCGATTTAGTATTTTACGGCAATGCATCTGTTGCTTCAATCAGCGTTTCCGCTGAAATGGAAGCCGCGGTTACTTATTCCGTTGAATTTACTGGAAAAGGTCCTCTACTAAAAGCCACCGTAGTACCAGCATCTACTTAATTTCTATTATATTAGGCCCATGAATCATACAGGCCGAACAATAATAACAATCAATGGCAGCACCTATTCCGTAAAATTCGGGATGGGTGCTTTAATGCATTTTAGCGAAACGTTAGGAAACGACGTGCAGCAAACCATTGAGCAACTGACAACGCCAGGCGTTGGTCAAATTAAAGCAATTGCAAAGTTTATTTACTCCGCTTTGTACGTTGACGCGCTTTACCACGACAAAGAATTTAATTTGGACACAATGGATATTATTGACTGGGTCGATTCAAATCCATCTGACCAGGTTACCAATGTCATGGTTGTAATTATGCAAGGGATTAGCGCAATAACAAAAATTGATTATCCAAGCGGAGACGCTGGCGAGTCAAAAAAAAAATAACATTTAGAGACGTTTGCCATTATGCCATTGGGGAGTTGGGAATTGATCCTAACTCCTTTTATTTTATGTCTTTTGCAGAGTATCAATCGGTTGCTTACGGTCACCAAATACGACAAAGCAAAGAGGAAAATTTATTTAGGACACTTTGGGTGCAGTTAAATAATGTAAACGTTACGAAAAAATCGGACCTAATTAAAAAGCCTGATAAATACTGGCGCATTCCTTTATTAGACGCAAAACCTATTGTTATTCCGACCGCTGAGGAGAAAGCCAAGGCTTACGAAATTGGCAAACAATGGCAAAACCTTAAATTTGAAGAAGAAGCAAATTTTGACACAGTAAATAAGACCATAAAATGAGCGCAAAATTAAATGTTGACATTGTCGCCCAATTAAAAGAGTTTAACAAAGCAATGGCCGATGTTAAATCGGAAGTTGATGACCTAAATAAGCAAGTTTCGAAAGGAAATAACCAAAGCACAAAATCGACAAATGGTTTATCTAGCGCCTTTTCAAATTTAGGCAAAACTATGGGCGGTTTATTTGCCGCAGATATGCTTTTAAATTTTGGAAAAGCGGTTATTAGTACGACTGCTGAATTTCAAAAAATGGAAGCGGTTTTAACAACAACACTTGGCAGTAAATCCGCTGCTCAAGTTGCAATGCAAGACATTGTCGAATTTGCCTCAAAAACGCCTTTTCAAGTTAATGAATTAACGGATTCTTTTGTAAAATTAGCCAACAGAGGTTTTAAACCGACCTTGGATCAAATGACCGCGCTAGGTGACCTTGCATCGTCAACTGGTAAATCTTTTGACCAATTGACAGAGGCTGCTTTGGACGCAATGACTGGCGAATTTGAAAGATTAAAAGAGTTTGGTATTCGTGCAAAATCTGAGGGCGATAAAGTTGCGTTTACTTTTAAAGGCGTGACTACGGAAGTACAAAAAACTGACGATGCAATTAAAGATTATTTAATTAGCCTTGGAAATGTGGAAGGCGTCAGCGGTTCAATGGCCTCTATTTCAGAAACTGTTGGCGGTCAAATTTCTAACCTAGAAGACAATTTTACCCAATTACAATTAGCAATTGGTTCCTCGTCAAGTGGTTTAATTTCTAGCGTTTTACAGTTGTCTAATATAATGCTTGCCGATTTAGTAACTGCTTTAAATTCTGTTAATACAGTAGCAGAAGCGGCTGGAGATAGTGGTATTGAAGCATTTGGCCGCCAATTACTTTCTTTTATTGATCCAGCATATCGAGCAACTTTAGAGGGTGTTGCAATAGGAATTAACGCGACTAAAAAAGCGGCGGTTGAGGCAGAGCAAGCATTAAAAAAAGAAAACGAAAGTAAAGAAGCATCAAAAAAAATAAGCGAAGAACTTTCTAAGCAACTTAAAAAGGACCACGACAAAAAACTAGAGCAAATAAAGAAAGAGGAGGAGGCCATACAAAAGTTATCAAGAAGTTATGAGATAGGTTTCCAAGATTTTGGTTATTCAATAAGTGAAACCAACCAAAAAATTACGGCTGGATTTGAAGTCCCACAAGCAAATGCAAATGTTAATACTGAAAATTTAGCAGAGGGAATTACATACACGCCAGAAATGGACGAAGCGGACAAGTTGCACATTCAAAACGCAATGTTGTTAAACGAACAATTTAAACAACAAAGAGATTTGGGCCTTGAAATGTCGGGAATTTTTGGACCTATGTTGGCTCAATCATTTACAGAAATGTTTGAAACTGGAAAATTTGGTTTTCAATCTTTATTGGATGGGCTTAAAAAAATGGCTATTCAATTAGCGGCTACGGCTGCGGCTGCATTTGCTTTAAACATTTTGCTTGGCGGTATTGGATTAAAAGGATTTGGCGCGGGATCGGGAGGATTTAAAAAAATTCTAGGCGGCATGGGTGGAGGCGGTCCGCTTGGGGGTCTTATCCCGTTTGCTAACGGCGGCATTGTATCAGGACCAACGCCAGCGCTTGTTGGTGAGTATACAGGCGCGCGCACGAATCCTGAGGTCATTGCACCTTTGTCTAAATTGCAAAATATGATGGGCGGAAATGTTACCTTTACAATTAGCGGCGACAACCTAGTCGGCACGTTGAACAGAGCAAACAAAACACGGGCAAGAAAATTCTAACCAATGGCATACGGTCTAAAGTATACAATACCATTTAAAGACGTTGACAACTACTCGAACGTCGTTGAGATTTACCAAGACGGATTTGTTGGAACGTCAACTGAGTTAATTGCAACAGACGTGCCAGCGGTGCATAAATACGAACGCGAGGACAACGAGGACCTCACGACGCCGATTATGTCGACCACGTTTACAATTAGTTTTTACTCAACAGAAACAACCGATTTTAGAAATTTCTTTAGTTATTCAGATCGTGAATTTTTGGTTGTGCATAAATTCGAGGGCGACGTTGTATTTAAAGGCTACTTACTTAACGACATTACTGGCGAGCCATTCCAAGACCCGCCTTACCCTGTTGTTGTTACCGCGACCGACGGATTGGCGCAACTTAAAGAGGTTGCTTTGGTTGGTCCAAGCGTAGACACGGAACTTGGCAGCCTAATATTTGAGCAATTAAACCGCTTAGAATTAGACCTAGACATTGAGGTTTGTAATGACCTTTACGAGGGCCTAGTAATGGACAACACGAAGTCAATTTTTGACCAAGCGGTTGGCGAACAATTGCTAATCCAAGAGTTTACTTTTGACGAGTTAGGGCTAAATGCTTACGATTTTCTTTTGGAAATTTGCCGAACTTTTGGCTGGATTTTGCTACAAAAAAACGGCCGCTGGTTAATTCAGCGACCAATTGCAAGAAACATTGATGGGACAACTATTTACGTCCATAGCCATGTCGACGGCTCGGTAATTTCTAGTTTTGTAAATAACGCTTTCGACTCTGCTAAACAATGGTATACAAATGGCGCTGGGTCTTTTCCATTTAGCGGCATAGCCTACGGCAACGGCCGATTTGTAGCCATTTCCAATGGGTCTACAACCTTGCGGCATTCAACTGACGGCATTACATGGACAAGCGTAACAATTGGGTCTTCAGGCTTGTCGGGTATTGTTTACGCAAATGGAAAATTTGTAGCGGTCGGCGGTGAATTGTCGGGCAGTACCTTTGTAACCAATGTCCAAGTATCAACGGACGGAATAAGTTGGACAAGGTATAATCCAGCATTTCAAATACAAGCCAAAGCGATTACTTATGGCAATGGCCTTTTTGTTGCGGTTGCTTTTGGTGGGCCAGGTAATCGCGTAATGACCTCACCCGACGGCATTAACTGGACACAACGGACACCAAGCGCAAACAACGATTGGCAATCCGTTGCGTATGGCAATGGTAAATTTGTGGCTATTTCTAGCAACGGCACTAATCGCGTGATGTATTCAACAAATGGGATTAGTTGGACTGGAGTAAATGTTAATTTAGGCTCCAATGCCATAACATTTGCAGAGGGCAAGTTTACATCTGGAACTTACTACTCGACCGACGGGATTACATGGACGGCAACAAGTATGTCGCCAATTGTTCCGTTTGGCATTACCTACGGAAATGGCATTTTTGTAGCCGTTGGCCAGGCTGGCACAAATAGAATTGCAATTAGCGAAGACGCATTAAGTTGGACGTTGGTAACTGCGCCCGAATTAAACCCGTGGACTTGCATAACTTATGGCGATTCCAAATTTATTGCTTTGTCTAGTTCAGGAACTAATCAGTCGATGATTAGTTATTCTAACGAATCTGAACAAATCCAAACAATTGCGGACCAAACAAACGCGGCAACAAATTGGATTCCAGTAGGCGGCGACCAGTTGTTACAATATCAACGACCAATTAAAAAATTAACGCTAACGCAAGGCGATTTAGGGCAGTCAATTATTACCAACGGCGAATCATTCAACGAATCCAGTTGGTTTTTGGAGGGGCCTTATAAACCTTACGACTGGACAATAACGCCTGATCCTGACACGCCAGTAATTCAAATTTTCCCTAATAATATTCCAGCGCAAACTGGTTACGACAACGAGCAAGGTGTTTCATGGGATATTCGTTTCATGCCAAACGGCGAAGAGACGGACGAGCCAATTATTTCGAAGCCTATTTTCTTGGACTTTGCTGGATTAAGTTTAGACTTGGAAGTTGATATTAACTACTTGACCGCTGCCAGCGGCATGGCTATTGCAGTAAAGCACGTCGATTCCAGCGGAACGACCAGGTATTTAGGAACCACAATTATTGGCAGTTTAAATCTTTTGGCTTGGGACGAAACTTATTATACGTTCGTTTTCTACTCAACAAAAGACGACGACACGCGCAAGTTTAAACTTTCAAGTTTTGTATTGCCAACGGCTGGCTTTTTGTCAATTGAATTAAAGTATTTTGGGGCAACTGGCAGCGCAACAGTAACGGCGGCAAAGATAATCCCAACCTTTGAGGGCAAGAAAAATCCAAGTGAAGTAAAAAAGGTTTACGAAACGGCTAGGGATTATACAAGTTTACGCGAGGATACTTTAACGTTTAGCGACCTTTGTATTACTGCTTCAAAAAACTGGCTTAGAATAGGCGATTTGCCAGCAATTGTTTTTGTCGAAAAGTCTTTGGCCGACACGCCAGGAATTATTCAGGTGCCAAGCGGTGCAGTTACCCAGGTTAACCGATTGACTGACACGCTAGGAACTAATACGCTGAATTTCTCAGGCGGAACAGTTACGGGTCAATACCAGCGCCAATTTGTGGCGGCCAGCACGTTTACAATTGATTCTGTTTTTATTTTAGTTAGCAGTTTGTCAGGTAATCCACCGCCGCCAAGCGCTCAATTAAATGTGTCAGTTACAACAATTAGCAGCACGCAAAGAAATGTGACAATAACCTTTAACGGTTACGATTATACAGGCGAGGCTAACGTTCAAATTCAGGTCTTTTTAAAAGATTCGAACGGAAACGATTACCAAACCTCGACGTTTTTGTTGCAAGTCAATGCAAACGGGACCATTACCTACACGCAAACAAACATATCGTTTGAAAACCAAGCGCTTTTAGGCGGTTATTCGCCACGTTTGCGCGATTGTTACGCGCGTAATGTGTTGAGTATATACAACGCTTTAAGTTACCGCTTAGAGGGGTCATTTAGACGCAAAGGCGACACCTTTGGAACTGGGTATATTACGAATCAACTGCTTTATACTGGCTATTCAACGGTCCGTTTGCAAGTCATTGGCTGGGAATACGACTTGGCAAGTCGCGTGGCAAGAATTACCTTTGGACAAGTACCGACGGCGTACGTTTACCCTATTAATTAATTATGGCAAATAGACGGTTTATAGATTTTCCCATTGCGGCAAGTGTTGGCGACAATGACATTGTATTAATTTGGCAAGACGGAATGAACAAACAAACGACCAAGGGGACGCTAATACAAGGCGCTCCAACGTCTTTGGAGGGTTTAACCGACGTCGACATTGCTGGGCTAATTAATGGTCAGATACTGCAATACAATAGCACAACAGGAAAATGGGAAAACGTAGATAGGACCGACATTAATTTAAGCGAATTAAACGACGTTTCTATTGTGTCGCCAACCAACGGCCAGGTTTTGGTTTACAATTCGTCGACCTCTAAATGGGAAAATTCCAGGTGTGGATTGTTGACGTATACTGGCTAGATCA